TGTAGCAAACAACTCAACCACATCAACTCCATCAACCAACTACTCCAACACTCTCTCCATCACTCAACTATTTCTTCATCACTACTCAGTCAGTCACTATTTCTTCAACCTCTCTATGTAACCCAGTCTATAATTATTAGAAAACTATGACACTATTCAAATTCATCTTCTACCTTTAAGATCCTTTCCCACATACATATATTGAAAATGTACCTACTCTACGCATCACGTAGGCAATAATATCATTAGGATATAGACATTTACGGCTATATGTTTAATACTTAAAAGGATCTTTATCTAATTAACTACATGACTATATCCATCTTTAAACCAACCGGAGGACTGGGTAACACACTCATACAACTTACATCTATGCCAGACACATGTAGATTGTTACATGATTGTGTGTATGATTATGAGTTATCAAACTGTGTTACCATCAAGGGTTTTACACGCACATCAAGAGATGGTGATCAACCTGATACACCAATTTATATCAATCCGTACACTATAAAATATATACACCCTAAAATTCGTGATATTATTCAACCTACACCATATATGAATCGTATCATAAATGAAAATATACAAGTGTTAGATGGTGTCTCATGTGGTATGGCGATACGAAGAGGTTCATATTGTGACGATTCGAGACAATACAAAGATGAAAGATCTAATAAACCTCATTTTTACCATTGTTCAGAAACCGGTTTGGATCGTTTCAAAAATATAGTACGAAATGTACCGGGTAAGGTATTTTTAACGAGTGATTCACAGTCCACGTTAAAGTTATTTCTTGATGAATTCGGTGAAAAAATTGTCACAATTGATACTATTTTTACAGTAGGTGCTGATCATGATCGAGACGGTGAAAAGAAAATTACAGATTATCACAACATATACACTTTGTTTTTCTTACTGAGTAAATGTTCCCATCTATTTATTACGGGTGGTAATAAAGACATGGTCGGATTTTCGACTTACGCCTATATGGCGGCTATTTATGGAAATAAACCATTTGATATAATTTTTAATAATTAAGTATGATACTTATTTGAATATTTTTTTCGGAGAATGGTTAAACCGTTACATACCGGAATGGTAGAGAACTCCCAAAACTGACCAGGTAATTCGGCTACGGCTCTGTACGGCCCACCATGTGACCATTGTGCCCCCGCATCATCTGTGAGGTCGCTGTGATATCTAGGTGTATAATTACCATACATGAGATCATGTAGCAATACGACAGATGAAGGTGACACACATTTATCAATTTCTTCTAGTTCAGATTTAACATGTTCGTATGAGTGCCAATCATCCACATAGATTAAATCTTGTACGACACTTTTATCAAGTTGTCTCAAATATTCGAGAGCATCCATCTTGACAAAAGTCCAATATGGGGCTAATTCTGGTGGTGGTACGAACCGTGTATCATCTATATCAACACTCACGACTTTACCACCAGTCAATTTAGCGGCCATCAAAAGAGGTAGAGTCGTTGTCCCACCCCTGACTCCAAGCTCCAATATAGTTTTAGCCTTGATACCCAACACGATTCCAAATATAGTCATCAAATGAGCATCACTGTCACCTGTACCATTCAATGATGTGTTAATCACGTGTTCCAAGTTCATCTGTTATAATATGTATCCCCATCTTTAAGTCGATTGTGGGTTTCCAATACTGAAGAATGAAATCATCTGGTTCATTGTGAACTGTCTGAGTATTGTCCTTTCGTTCAGCGGGAAATATATTACGTGGTCCAGCTATGATGTGAGCGATCTCTTTGATTTCATTCCATTCGAAATTTGTCACATCTACTATTTTACGCCTTCTTGACAGTTCATCGAAATTTTCCAGTATAACTTGAAGAGCCTTTGCACAGTCGTTCGTATGTAAAAATTGACGTTTCTCGGTCCCATCTGTTAACATCTCAATTTTTCCCGTAGCCTTATATTGTTCGACAAAGTCGGTAATAACATGACTTTTTTCACCAACAATTTCGGGTCCATACACATTCCAGAGTCGTATAGAAATTCCGTTCATACTTCTCATATAATGTTCACCCAACTGTTTAAGAAGACCATACGTATTTGGCATGTTTTGCATTTGACTAGACATGAAAATACATGGTTTGTCACCAATAACGCCAAATGTGTTCATCATCATCATAACATTACGATTGATGAAATCATGTGTTATATATTTTAAATACTTACTTCCACCCACATCATAAGCGAGAAAGAATATGAAATCTGATTTATCGACCACATCTTTCAGTAAAGAATTATTTACGGGGTTTGTCAAATCCTGAGTGAAAATATTTTTGATATCCCATTCAATGACGGTATAGTTTTGACTTCGTAGTCGACTACATAAACTTGTACCGACAACACCAGAGCTTCCGAGAACTAGTACCGTTTTCATTATTATTAATTAAACTGTATAAGCTTTAAGTAAATGCATATAAATAAAAATACTCACCAATTTTAAGATGTCATTGCCTCAACATAAAAAGTTGTTTCTAAAACAACTCGCCTATGGGTTTGATGCGTTTTCTGAACAGGCGAATAAGATTGGTCATGATCCACAGAATGATGTTGAACATTTCATAAAGAAACATTTACTCAATTATGATCATGAACAAAAGTATACATTCTCCAAGGGAAAATTTATGATGGGACTCGCTATATTAGATTTTGAAAAACTGGGAAATATTCTCATTCACCTTGATATCATAGGTATTACAATAGAAAAGTTGTATATACATACGACATTGAATCCGTTAACACTATCAACTGTTGATAAAGAATTTTGTAGTTTTATAAATGATAAAGAGATCATTACATTTAGAGACTTCATTTCTTATTAACATGTTCACGAACCATCTTTAAGAATTCCTTATCACGCTTCGTCTTAGGATCCGCCATGATGATGATGTATGTAAGTTTGTTAGGAAGCTTGGGCTTGTTACCCTTTGATTTAGGAACAACCTTCAATTTTTTCTTAGAATTTTCAATTTGTTTAACAGTTGGCATTTATATATGTAAATATTTAATCCATTTCATCAATGGTAGGACCCTTATTCTCTGGCTGCTGCTGACACGATGTCATTAGATCGGTGAGTTCCTTTTGTTTATGTTCAATCTCATCAACTTCCGCAGAACGGTTATTGTCGATCCATTGGATAGTTTCTTCAACCTTCTCTCGAATCAATGTCTTGTCAGTATCACTGAATGTACACTCTTCACTATCTACAAGGTTACGCATACCATAGGTTGATGTTTCCAGACTATTTATCGCAGTCACCTTCTTCTCGTACGCCTGGTCTTCATCCTTGTATGTCTCTGCATCTTGGACCATGCGTTCGATATCCTCCTTAGAAAGACGACCCTTGTCGTTTGTAATCACAATCTTTTCAGATTTCCCAGAAGCCTTATCCTCGGCTGATACGTTCAGAATACCGTTCGCATCAATGTCGAAACGTACACAGATCTGTGGAACACCTCTAGGTGCGGGAGGGATACCGGATAATTCAAAGGTACCCAATGGGTGATTATCCTTTGCTCTAGCACGCTCACCTTCGTAGACCTGAATGAATACACCAGGTTGGTTATCAGTGTAGGTCGAGAAAACTTGCTCCTTTTTCGTTGGGATCGTAGTGTTTCTCTCAATAATCTTAGTCATGACACCACCAGCAGTCTCGAGGCCGAGAGATACGGGAGCAACATCAAGTAGAAGAATGTCCTGGACATTGGTGTTATCAACACCAGAAAGGATGGCAGCCTGGACAGCTGCACCATAGGCAACAGCCTCATCGGGATTGATTGATTTGTTCAACTCTTTGCCATTGAAGAAACTGGATAACATCTGTTGAATTTTGGGAATTCTAGTAGAACCACCAACCATTACAATCTCATCAACCTTCATCTTGTCCATCTTCGCATCACGGATAACCTGTTCTACCGGTTCCATACATTTTCTGAACAGGTCAATATTCAAGTCTTCGAATCGAGCACGAGTAATGGATGAATAGAAATCAATACCCTCGTAGAGTGAATCAATCTCAACAGTTGTTTGTGAAGTAGAAGAAAGTGTACGCTTCGCACGTTCACATGCTGTACGAAGACGTCGAATGGCTCGAGCATTTCCAGTGAGGTCCTTCTTATGTTTTCGCTTAAACTCTTCCATGAAATGTCGGAGAAGTCGAGCATCGAAGTCTTCCCCACCAAGATGTGTATCACCAGCAGTCGCCTTCACTTCGAAAATACCATCTGCGATATTCAATAATGAAACATCAAAGGTACCCCCACCGAGATCGAAGATTAATACATTCTTATCTTCATCCTTGTTTTTATCAAGACCGTAAGCAATAGCGGCAGCAGTGGGTTCGTTGATGATACGAAGGCAGTTTAGACCAGCGATCGCCGCGGCATCCTTGGTAGCTTGTCTCTGTGAATCGTTGAAGTATGCGGGAACTGTCACAACAGCATCCTTGACGGCTGTACCCATGTAGGACTCTGCAACTTCTTTCATCTTGATAAGCACCATAGATGAAATCTCCTCAGGAGAGAATGTCTTCTTCTCACCATGAGATGTAACATTGATCATAGGTTTATCACCCACACCAGGTACAACCGTATACGACCAATCTTTGATGTCATCTTGAACCTTTTCGTCTGAAAATTTACGACCGATCAGACGCTTCGCATCAAATACAGTGTTCTCAGGGTTCATAGCCGTTTGGTTTTTTGCGGAATCACCGACGAGACGTTCATTGTCTGTAAAAGCTACATACGAAGGTGTTGTGCGGTTACCTTGATCATTCGGAATAATTTCTACACGATCATGTTGCCAAACACCAACACAAGAATAAGTAGTTCCTAAATCTATTCCAATTGCTTGAGACATTTATATATTACATAGTTGCTAAATCTTTAAAAGAATTCAATTCTTCTTGCTACATTAGGGAATACGCTCATCTTAAATTTTATTTCCATGTGGTTGAATATATCAATTCTAAATTGTGAATACCGAAGACGTTCTGACATATGACACCCTTCACATTCATAACGATCAGGGAGTGGGATCCAATTGTCAAAGTGTTCATTGTACCATTCAGATTTTTTATTGTTTGACATCTCCTTCTTCAATGATTCAGATAGTAACATATTCGCAGCACGATCGTCGTCTTCATCTAAGATCTTTTCAATGTCACGAACCATTCGGTCATACATTTCCGTATGCTCACCTCTAACATAGCTGTTGCGACGTAACATCTTGAGTTGGTTTAATGTGGAATTCATCTTGAGTTTCCATTATTTCAGACAACTTAGGTTAAATATTTTGTGAGAGTATAATAGAATGTCTCTTGAAGACGTACCTAAAAAGGTTCAATATGTCATCTTTGACTCGCACTATGTGAATGGGAGTAATAATACCTTTTCGACGGATCTAACATTGAAGTCTAACACTCACGTCGAAGATATGGGACGGGTCATTGGTATAAAAATGGTCGATTTTTATATCACGGATGTTGGTGAAGCAAACCCAAATGCTGATCACCAGGGTTCTGCTATCGCAGAACATATTGATATCGTGTGTCCAGATATTCCGAAGGTTGCACAACTTTTGGATGAACGCCGTGGTCTTGTACTCGAACGAATTCCATTGGAGAGTCATTATAGACATAGTTCATCAACAATACAAACGGATCGGCAATGGCGAAGTTATCCCCGCAAAACAAATTACTTCAATCCCATATCTATCAAACAACTAAACTTTCAAATTTTTGAACAGAGAGATGATAACACGTATCACCTTCTGAAACCAAAACACAATTGGCATATGGTAATGGAAATCACGACGATCAACCCACATGAAAAACCGAAAGACAAGAATGTCCAAATACTTCAAGCTCTTGAAAAACTTACGAATAAGATTGAAGTACTCAACATGAATGTGAAAAAGCTACCAGATAAACCACCAGAAGAACAGAAGAAATACTCATTCGGGTATCTCATAGTTGCAATATTGGCAATTCTTGGAGGTTTTCTATATATGACGAATAAGGGTCCTCCTACACCAGTGATGTAAGAAGTGTTATCCAATACGGGGCTCGAACCCGTGACCCCAGCGTGCCTTTATAGATATAACTCTATTTATGTATACATGTGTATAAGCACTGTGCTCTAACCAACTGAGCTAATTGGATATATGCCACCAGAGGGTTTCGGTCCCCCTACCTCGAACTTACAAGGCTCGCGCTCTTCCGATTGAGCTATGGTAGCTATTATATCCTATTGTATGAATTATTCTTTAAGCTACAGACGACTTCTTAACCACCTTTTTGTCGAGAGGAGGAGTCTGCGAGCTAGAGGGACCAGCAGTGGGGCCAGCAGGGGCCAGCGGGCCAGCAGCACCGGCAGGGCCTGGGGGGCCTTCAGCACCGGCAGGGCCTGGGGGGCCTGGGGGGCCTTCAACCACATTGGTAGAACCACCTCCACAATTGTCTGCCATCTTGAGAAGAAGATTGTACAGTTTGTTTTTATCGACACGAACGTTGCTCATCTCTCCGCGGATTTCTTCTTTGATAGCTTCCATGTTTATATACATAAAAGAAAGATTATCTTTATACATAATGATCTTCATAGGACCCACCCTTCTGAGTGGGATTGGTCAACATACCCAGAAATATATGGATCTCTTTCCTGGTAGTAAATACTATATCTACAATCAGGACATTCCAGAATGTGATGAAGCCTTCATGTTTGCTATACCAATCGAAAGTGTGACTATACACATACCATCCATCAAGTCTAAATGTAAAAAGATTATATGTATGACCGTATGCGAAACCGAAACTGTTCACGAAGATTATGGAAAGCTTTTTGATTATTTTGATCGTATCGCCGTTCCAAGTGAATTTTGTAAACGAGTCTTGTCAAATCAATTTCCTAACAAAGAGTTTTATATCATTCATGCATACATTCCTCAAACACCTTATACATTCTATCACATTGGGAATATTTTAGATCCAAGAAAGAATTTCAAGAAAATTCTAGAAGCCTTCATTCGTCTCAATAAACCTGATACTCGATTACTTGTCAAGTCGACTTGTAAAGATGATGTCCGCATAGATCTGGAAAGGGTCGAGGTCATCAATGGTCTCGTGTCTGAAAAAGAAATGAACACAATACATAGTCGTGGTGATTGTTATGTAAATTTTTCAAATTCAGAAGGTGTTGGGATGGGTGCCATCGAGGCGGCTATTCGTGATAAACCCGTGATTGCTACAAAGTATGGTGGGCCGAGTGAGTATTTGAAGTCACCCTATATGATTGAATGTGAACTTCAAGAGTTGGAAAATGATGATTTTCTTTTCAAAAAAGGAATGGTTTGGGGTAAACCAAACTTCGACCAACTCTTAGAGTTCATGGAAGACGCATACAATAAAAGACTTACTCATATGGATCATGTATATACTAAAAATTTAATGTCACGGGAGAATATCCTAAAAGAATTCGGTGTCAATGTAGATGGATGCGAAGATGATAAGACCCATTAAGATCGTACCAGACATGATAGATCCACGTTGAGTAACAAGGAAGGCGACAATGTCGTCGATGATCTCAATGTTGGTGGGTTTGGTAACGAAGCGAGGGACCGTGACACTCGTGATGATGTATAACGACATTGCTATTATTACAGGTCTAAGTGTATCCTGATCAAACATTTATAGTAACTGTGATTTTAATTTCTCAGAAACGTTGTGCTTTCTACAATAACTCCCACATACAGCTTTGAATTTGCATCTCGATCCAGACATTGTCATCGCCACGCAAATTGTATTTTTTACTTTAACTCTCGGTTCTTCGGGAACCGTATCGATCAACTTAATCGTACGATTACTCTTCTTTTTAGCGTGTTGTTCATATCGCCTTTTCATGATCCATGTCGCGTTTGCCAAGTGTCGACATCTATCATCAGGTTCTATAAGGCGATGCATCTTGGTCGCATCACCAAGACACCTATTCCACATTTCATCGTGAATAATTTCCATCATATATTGACTTGGAAATGTAATAATAGAGTGAGTACTTAGGTATTTTTTTTCCTTTGATATTACAAGGATATGTTTTATTTATATCTGGCAATTGTTGTCTTCTTATTATATACTCTAGCCAAGAATAGGCGTGTCGTAGCAGGTGCATCATTGGAAAAACTTATAAGACAATCAGCACGATATGCGACTGCTGCTCAGCAGGATGCGTCACCACTCATCGCAACACTTCATGCGAACTATGCGGCCGCGTACCTTTACGCAGCCAAGGATATTGCGAGTGATTCACAAATACATAACTCCACAGGTGTGGATGTTATCAAATTCAAAGAACATATCGTTAATATTCAAGATATGGTGACTAAAAAAACCGTTGAAAAATGTCCAGAATTTTCTGGTGAAGTTGACTTATACCTGTCAACTATCGCGGGGGAAGCATAACCTAAGTTAAGAAAAGAATGTGATAAAGTATATCATTTATAATGAATATTCCTGTGTGTGAAATCGGTACATACCTTTTACCTTCTACTGAAATCATTTTGAAAGATGGAGGAATAGATGAAAACTTTGATGAATGTATATGCTATGAATGTTCTAAACAACCAATCGTGTCACTGCAGTGTGGACATATATATCACAAGGAGTGTATTTCAAAGTGGATTGAAAAGTGTGAAGCGGTAGGTCCTACGTGCCCACAATGTAGACACTTGATGATTAAAGGAGATTATAAGTTTTGGTTTAAACTTGGACGTGAAACGTGTAATATGAGAAAATGGGGTGACTATTGTCAATATATTATATATGCAAATTTTGGATCGTCTTCAAAATACTCAAAAGTGTTTCCCTCACTTTTAGGTGTTCAGGCAAATCTAGATAGTTTATTACAACAAAGTTATGACTATTCCGAAGATTCTGAATTCAACGAACATCTAAAGAAGTATTTACGGGTAACAGGTAACGTGTCGTGTACACAAGTGTTTTATTGTATTGGTACTATCATAAAACCTGATACCCCTCGTCGTATTGGAAAATATCCCAAAACAATTACACAACACCAAAAGGATTATATCGATGAATTTAGAAAGCGATGTAATAAATTCCTGGGGTATTTGAATTTCATTGCTGAAAACATACCAAAACCTAAACATACAGACCGTTGGCAGTGGAACAGTGGTAGAAAAATGAATTCGTTGGACGAATTTAAGGGTACCGTGAAAAAATTGAAAAAATGCTATGACAAGTTGACACTTTTAGATGAAATAAACCTAAGTTAGAGATTTGAGTTGTAATATAATCATTAGAAAATGGAAGAAAGTGTGCAAAAGCTCACCCACATCGAACACGTTCTCAAGAGACCTGATTCTTATGTAGGTCCTGTCGAGTTGGGTACAGAACCCTATTGGATCCTCGACGGTGATAAGTTCTCCAAGAAGAACATCAAGTACTCCCCAGCCCTCTTGAAAATCTTTGATGAGATCCTGGTCAATGCCATCGATCGCAACTCTCTCCATCCCAAACATGTCAGTTCCATCTCCGTTTCCATCAATAAGGAATCTGGATCTGTTACAATCGAGAACAATGGTCCTCTTGGTGGTATCAGTGTTCGCATGCATGAGACCGAGGGTCTATGGAACCCTGAACTTGTATTTGGACACCTCCTCACAAGTACCAATTATGACGATAACCAAAAGCGTATCGTAGGTGGTCGCAACGGATACGGTGCCAAATTGGCAAATATTTACTCCAGTGATTTCTCAGTGGTCATCAAAGATCATGAGATGAAGCAAAATTATACACAGTCGTGGTCAAAGAATATGACTGTATGTAATTCACCAAAAATGAAAAAATATTCGGGTTCTACGTCATCTGTCGCCATCACCTTCACACCTGAATGGAAGCGTTTCGGTATGTCCAAGATGGATGAAGCCATCTATAGCATCTTTCAGAAGAGAGTTTGGGATGCGAACATCTGTACTACGCAGAACTGTAAAGTCAATTTCAATAATGAAGTTCTCACCAAACAATCATTTGAAACCTATGCCAAGATGCATGAAGGTGTTGAAGATGTATGCTCAGTGAATACCGATAGATGGTCGGTATGTATTGGACCCGCAGAGAATGGGATGGAACAAGTTTCATTCGTCAATGGCCTCTGTACCAATAAAGGTGGAACCCATGTCGATCATGTCGCAAACCTTATCGCAAATGGTATCATCGATGAAATGGCAAAGAAAATTAAACTCAAACCTCAACAGGTGAAGAATGCGTTCAATATCTTTGTCAAGGCGACACTCGAAAATCCAACCTTCTCCAGTCAGGTGAAGTCTGAGTGTACATCAAAGTCTCAAAGTTTCGGGAGTAAGTTTGAAGCACCAAAAAGTTTTATCAAGAATGTTCTCAAGACTGGAATCGCTGAAGAACTCTTGGCACTCTCGAGATTTAAGGAGATGAAGGAACTCCAGAAGTCAGATGGTGCCCGCAAATCCAAGATTACCGGTATTCCCAAATTGGATGATGCTAACAAGGCTGGTACGGCACAATCAAAAGATTGTACCCTAATTGTCACAGAGGGTGACTCAGCAAAGACGTTGGCCGTCGCCGGTCTCTCCGTTGTTGGTCGCGATCACTATGGTGTCTTCCCACTCAGGGGTAAATGTAAGAACGTGAGAGATGTATCTGTGGCACAACTCACTTCGAATCAAGAGTTTAATGATCTCAAGAAGATTTTAGGTCTTCAACAAGGTAAAGAATATAAGACTGTCTCCGATCTTCGATATGGACGCTTAATGATCATGACAGATGCAGACAATGATGGAAGTCATATCAAGGGTCTGATCCTGAACATGATTCATTATTTCTGGCCGAGTCTTTTGAAATTGAACTTTGTGGTGAGTATGGTGACACCAATCATTAAGGCTTCGAAGGGTTCACAGAGTAAGTCTTTCTATACAGACTCTGCGTTTAGGACATGGTATGGTAATGGGAAAGATGGGTGGCGGGTCAAGTACTATAAGGGTTTGGGTACTTCTACATCAGCAGAGGCGAGGGAATACTTCAAGAAGATACAAGATTTGACTGTCAGGTTTGAGATGGATAAAATGACAGATGCCTCAATCGTTCTTGCTTTTGACAAGAAAAAGGCAGATGATCGAAAAGTATGGCTTCTCGAGAATACAGCAAAGGATGCTAATCAACTTGAAGTACCCTATGGGAGTGTGAAACAATTGGACATCACCGACTTTGTACATAAGGATTTGGTCAATTTCAGTCTTGCAGATCTAAAGCGTTCCATCGCACATATGGCGGATGGTCTCAAACCGTCACAACGTAAGGTTATGTTTGCATGCTTCAAGAAGAATCTCAAAGATGAAATGAAGGTTGCCCAATTGGCTGCATTTGTAGCTGAGAAGAGTGCTTACCATCATGGTGAAGTGTCTCTCGCAGATACAATTGTGAAGTTGGCGAATGATTACACTGGGTCTAACAATATCAATCTTTTGGAGCCATGTGGTCAGTTCGGTACAAGGCTTATGGGTGGGAAGGATGCGTCACAAACGAGATACATCTTCACGAAGCTTACCAAGGAGGCTCGGAAAATCTTCGATCCCAAAGATGATGCGATTCTGAATTATCTTGATGATGATGGTCGCTCCATTGAACCAGACTTTTACATGCCAACATTACCGATGGTTCTTGTGAATGGGACCGAAGGTATTGGTACAGGGTTTAGTTGCTATGTCCCCCCTTTCAATCCCGATGATATTAAGGCAAACATCATTCGAATCTTGGAAGGTGAAGAAATTGTTGATATGCGACCTTGGTTCAGGGGGTTCAAGGGTGTAGTACACAAGGAGGAGGATACATGGATGATGGAGGGTGTATGGAAATGGTCGGGAACTAATATCGTGGTAACTGAATTACCCCCAGGTCGATGGACCCAAGACTACAAGGAATATCTCGATGGTCTAGTTGAAAAGAAATTGATTGGAGGATTCGTTAATAACTCCACAACTGACGATGTTCACTTTGAAATCATGGAGTATACAGGGAGGGATTTACTCAAAGATCTCAAACTGAGAAAGACCTTCCGCGTGTCAAATATGCACCTCTTCCATCCCACGAAGGGTATTCATAAGTACACCAGTCCTGAAGAAATTCTCAAAGACTTTGTGGAACTCCGTATAGAACATTATAAGAAGAGGAAGACTCATCTCATTGACGTACTCCAGAAGAAGACAGATATTTCTGGGTACCGTGCGAAATTTGTGTCGATGGTCATTGAAGGGAAGTTGGTGGTTTTCAGAAGAAAGAAGCAGGAACTCGAACAAGAAATATCGATTACATTCCCCAAGGTGGATGGTTCGTGGGACTATCTTCTGAACATCAAGACGGTCGAGTATACAGAGGAACGTGTTGAAGCTCTCATGAAAGAAGCTACACAGGCGAAGAAGGATTTGGGGAGTATGATGAAGACCGATCATATCGATATGTGGAGGATGGACATTAAAAATATGTAGACAACTATTAAGATGCCCACCTCAAGTGGTGCCGGAGTGTCACTCAGTGCCATAGGCAAACAAGAGTCATACATTCATAGCGACAATATAGACGAATCCATTTTTAATTATGATTTGAAGAAACATTCTAATTTTACAAAGTTTCACAGAACCACTATAGTTAATAGAAGCCCTACATCTCCCTCGTGGCCCTTCAACGAACGTATCAAGGTAACATTCAATCCTCGTAATATGGGTGATCTTCTGAGTAATATGTACCTACTCATCAACTTACCCGGACTATCAACTGGTCAAAACTACGCTGATCAGATCGGTCGTCATCTTATTAAATCCGTCACGATGCGTGTTGATGGGATTGAAGTTGAAAAGATTTACGACGATTGGATGGTCATTAACGATGAGTTGTATATTGAGGTTTCAGAAAAGGTTGCAAACCGTGCTAGTTTAAATAGAATGTTGGGGTTTGACGCAACAACTAAGAATGGCGTCTATGCATCTCTTGATTCGGAAGTGATTATACCTTTACCATTCTTCTTTTCACGAAAATATTCGAGTGATGAATACAAAACAAATGAACCCAATAGACCATTCTTTCCACTATGTGCGATCCACAAACAAAAGATTGAATTTGAATTTGAATTTCATACACAAAAATTTTTCACAACAGAGCCACCAGAACCAACACCTATCACATTGGCTAATTTTAAGATTGTAACAGAAGAATTTACTATAGACCCAAACGAACGCATTTATTTAAAGAATCGCCCATACACAATGATTACAGATGTGATAAGTAAACACCCAACGTCACAGACAGTCGTTGGTGTAGATACTATACGCACAGATCTCGTACCAAATAACCGAGTTAAATCTATTCATTGGTTTTTACGTAATACTGATTTCGAAGATACGAATATAGCTACATTCTCTCCACTATTAGATACATATAAGATTCATGTACAAGATTGGAATGGGGCGTTCACCTTAAAGAATATTTCATTTTTTACCACACTTACACAGGGTGGTGTGACAACATTCTCTCGTGTTGGCTTTGTTGGAACACCCACCCCATTTGGTAACGATGTGAGTAATACTGAAAAGGTTGGTGTATTATTTTCGACCGAGTACAATATCGTGCCATGGACAGGTGACCCTGGGTCAGATAATCCAATCATAACCGTTACCGTACCCGCAAATTCATTCATTGAGAAATTCACTTTTGAATTTTACACAGAGCCATCTTCAAGGACTGTTACTGGAAAACGATACACAAATATACCAGGTTTTGACATTGTAAAAAATGATAACAGATCACCTGTCCTCCTAAATTCCCAAAAAATATCAAATTTTGTAAGTCTCAGACAAGAAACGTTCACACAGTCTTATAGTATCGAACTTGATACAACGGAATTTAGGGTACCTGATGCAAACTTTACAGACTATTACTATATTCAGAATAGATTCAACTTTTCAACGACACCCGATTTCGATGAGACATTCACCTTTTTTAATCCAGTGATGAAGAGTGCAAAATTCTTTATTCAGGGTGTTGATTTACCAAATATTTCAAGTACTACAGATTCGTACTACAAATACATGATACCATATCAAAAACGTTTATCTAAACCAGTGAGAAATATTTATACATATTCATTCGCTATTCATCCAATTAATGTCAATCCATCGGGTAGTTTAGACTTTAGTGAAATCAAATCAGATAAAACAAGTTTAGAAATACAATTACAACCAGGTCTTGAGGATGTATACACTTTATATATTTATTATACCGGATATCAAACATTTACATTCGAAAATGGTTTCATGTCACTCGTTTACTAAACAGTGTATGTTTATTTTCAGAGATGTACTCGATGATCCGATTCTTAATACACCATTTGATGAAATTTAACTGAGCAATAGTCGTTTGAATTTCATGAGATGTTCCCGGGATTATGTAGGTAAACTTTGAAGAACGAGCAAATGGATCGAATAACTTTTTACTGTACCCATCGAGACTCGATTTATAAGCACAATGTACAGTGAAGAGACGACCGTTACTGGTCGTGTAGGAAGTATGATGCTTCTTAGCATAATTGGTGATGAACCATTCGATATTTCTGAGAGAGATGCCCCCAGATTTATCTAGGATGCTTAGCAATGTGGATTTATTCTTGTCGTCGGAATAGAAGTCGTTTACGGAAGTTAGTAGAATGTCTGTTTTACTCATGTCTTCTATAATACAGAATTGAAATCTATAAGCCCTTTACTTTCTAATTCAACTGTTGGAATTGTTGACGTGTCATCAATCAATTCGATGGTGTGTCTACGCACCAGTTGCGAGTGATGATGCTTACAGTATCCATCATACTTTGCTCCGAGGTTACAGCGAGACATATTCTTTTTAAGACCCCTACAAACGTTATCATCTTCCAATGGAGCGTCACGTAATAGAAATTTATAGGGAATGGCGTAATTACTTGCTATGACTTGTAAGTAATCACTGTATGAACTATGTATCGACCGAGCCTTGTCGTTGTATTGTTTGCGTTCGTCTACTATTTCATCCTTCTTATTTTTCACTGACTGTTTCTGTTCCTCTTTTATTATTCGAAGTTCATTCTGATGTATCGACTTTTGTTTCTGATATTCTTCTTTCAGTTCATCAATAATCTTTTTTGTCGCATCTTTATTGTCACTTTTATGATTTATAACTTCTTCCCTAAATTCTTCTTTTGCTTTTTTCAATAGAGATATATATTCATCTTTAATGATTTTGGATTCAATAGCTACTCGTTTAGTTATTTCAACTTCAAATAATGCAATGAGCTTATCCATCTTAATACATCAACACTCGAAATTCTTAAATACATTATCATATGTCAAATTCGTGGAACGTGCAGTTTTGATACGATCGCGAAGTTCCGCAACTTTTCCAAGTGTATCGAGATTATATTTTTCACACTCTTCAATGAGTTGTTCTTTTTTCATACCACTCAAAGCTGGTTCTCTTATTTTTGGTGGTGGTTTATGTTGAGCAATTAAATCACCAAATATCTCAGTCTTTGGGTTCTTAACTAATGGTTCGAGTAGATCACAAATTGGATTCAAGAATTTATTAGTGAAGTAGTGGTGATAGTCTATAGGAATGTCATGCTCTTTCATGAATACTGGGTCTTCAGCTTTTTCATAAGCTTTCGCCTTTGGGTTATCCGTTTTGACGAGAATGTAAGGCACACGATCACCAGATTGTGGTTCGGATCCAGGCTTTCTTTCACGCATCTTATCCCTGACACGAACATGTGGTAGGTTTGGGTTTTTATAGGAATCACCAAGTTGCTGCGAGAGTATGAGTTTGTCTATCGGAACATTCCCCTCTAAAAGATTAATAGCTCGCTCAAGAGCCAATTGTTTCGGTGGTTCGGGGTCACTACTACCAAGGACAACATCGAGGAGTTCCTTACATACTTCACGAACGAACATGGTATTGTCACGTCGAACAACCTGAAGTCCCTTGATGTCTATGTAGTCCATATTCATATCACCCTGTTTATCCTTGGTCCATAATTTAGCGGCGTATCGCTTCTTACTATAGAGGAAATAGGGACAGTACACTTTCTCGAGTTCGAGATTGTTTGGTTTTTTGAATAGGGCGGTACATTCATCCGCTGCCTTCTCACCAAGTTCCCAGCTATATTCGATCGCTTCCATACCCGTTCTCCCTCCCACATCAAACTCCACCATGACTGAATCAGTGTCCCCGTACCTTACCTTCGCACCAGGAAAGTTCCGCTCCACATATTCCTTCGTCTCTTCAATCATACTTCTCCCCTTAAATGTTGTCGTCGAGGCGATGGGTACACAGGGAAGAATACCCTTGCCAGCTCCAGTGAAACCATAAATCGAGTTCATACTAATCTTGTAGGCAAGTTGCTTACCGTTATAAACCTCCTTCATGAAACCAGTAGCTGCGGCCATATCCTTCTTTGCTTGTTTCCTAAATTGTTTTAGTTCCTGAAGAATACTCGGAAGAAGACTCGGTACATCTTGTGCAAACTTATAGGTACCACCATTCAACTCGAATGTCTCATAGTTCACACCAGGGATGTTCCCGTAACGTCTATCATCCATGACAAAGGTTGAATAACAAAGATTGTGTGCCATCATGATCGATGGATACAGGCCTTCAAAATCGAGGGCTGTGATTGGTGTATAATAGGCACCAGCTTGTGCTTCTAACACTGTCGCACCTTCGTAGGGTTCTGCTGGAATGGCACCATACCGGATCGTTGGAACCATGAAGCCAAGTTCTCGGGCTTTCTTTGTCAATTGACTAAAGACCTTAATCTGCTGACCACGTTCCACGAGGAATGAAATTGGGACCCATGTCGCTTTCGCCATCTCCAATAGGTTTAGAAGTGTACAGAGACGTTTAATAAGTCTATGTGGAAGTAAGGTATCCTTGATACAGTACTCGGCAACATCTCTAAGTTTGACTGGATCACCTTCAGCGAAACGAGCAAACATCTCTTTTGGTGTCATATCAATCTTTTGGTCACCAAGATAGAGTTTGGATACATTATCCAACTTATAACTGTCGAGTTTGTAGCCCTTCTTCACTTCATGGAAAAGATCGAAGATGAAACGCCCAGTCATCGGTAATAATTTCAACATATTGTCACCCAGGGCACTTGACGATAGACGCTTATACACCATTTCGGATTCAATATTCTTCAACTTCCCAAGATTGTAGAATGATCGACTACACTTATTCTTCACAGCTCGCTTATAAATATACTCAAGATCGAAACCAAATATATTCCAACCTGTCATGATATCGATATCTTGCTTGATGATGTAGGTCCTGAACGCCTCAAGCATTTCTCTTTCCGTATCGAAACTGATGATTGATGACCCTTCGAGGTTTGAGTCGGTCTTTTTGTAACATAAACAGGTCTTGTCGTAGGGTTCATCAGATCCGGGTCTACATAGGGAGATTGCTATCTGGAAACATGCATCACCGTCTATATCTGCATTAGGGAACTTACCCGTAGAACTATTCGACTCAATATCAAATGATGCCACAACAAATGGTGCCACGTCATCTCGATTTACAGGAGTTAAGGTTTCCCAATTATTACAGAACAAATCAATATTTACATGTGCAAGATTGGAACGGACACATTCATTTCCAGTATCTAACCATCCAGTAGATTGAATACCTGTTCGATGCATCATACGAAGGATAGGATCAAGATTAGATTCATAAACCTTCAGAGGAAATCGCCCACCCGAAAGGTTAAGTGGTTTTTGTAAAAAGTAGTCAGTAGATCGTCTCTTTTTTAGATTAGAGAAAGTGACCCGCATGAATAGAAATTTTTGATTATTTTGAAAACCCCAGATATCCTTGGATTCAACAACTGTGTACCCTATACAACTCCCCTTGATGTGAGCATAAATCTCCTTTGCGTATTTGATGTCAGGGAGCTTAATGTAAAAGTATGGCTCGAATGCGGTCGTTAGGCATACAGATTTACCATCCTCCATCTTACCGAATATACTAATTAAGTGATCATCACCTTCATCTCGTGCTTCCCATGTGAGTGCCTGAAAAATAACCATCCTCCTTATGTATACTTTGAGCCAAAATTTTAATATCGTTTACTAGTAAATGTCAGCTGCCTTGATTGACCTCGTGTCCAAGGGTGCCCAGGATGTCTACATTACTGGTCAACCCGAAGTCAGTTTTTTTCGTCAGAATTACAAGCGTCACACAAACTTTTCCATCAAACCCGAACGTATTGATTACATCGGTTCATTCACTTCTGGTGCGGAGGTTACCATTCCCATCAAGTCTAAAGGTGATCTCCTGAGTTATGTGTGGATCGAAGCCCCTGGTATCGCCGCCACGGGTGCGGCTACTACTGGTCTCTTCAACAAGGACTCTAGTCCTACCGAATTTCTCCTGTATATCGGTGGACAACAGGTCTGTAGCATGGATTCTCTGTACGTCCAGGGTGTACACAATGTACTTTACAACGAAACACAGGCTCGTGCTTCGACCGCTGTCTCCACTGCGGAAATTAAAGAAAACGCGATGAACGCCGCGGGTACCGTCGATCACTTTGTGATCCCGTTCTTCTTCAGTCAGGACTGGACCAAATCTCTACCCCTTGTGGGAATGCAGTACCACGATGTTGAGATTCGCATCAAGTGCCGTGGTGGAACGTTTGACTCAACCCCCAAGGTTTATGCGACGTATGTGTACCTTGACACGGAAGAGCGTAAGTTCTTCACAGAAAATGATCACGAAATCCTCATAACACAAACACAACATCAGATGGTTGGATCCACGGATACTGACATTGATCTCACGTATTTCAACCACCCCACGAGTGCACTCCATCTTGTCTCTTCCAATGTTGGTGCCACATGGGATACTGCATATGGATTTGACGATGCGACTCTTTACATCAACGGTACACCTTTGTCTGAAGATATGTCGAGTGACTATCACCACAATGTGGTCCCCAAGATGCACTGCCAACACCTCCCTGATGGTCTTTTACAAACTGCCCCAGTGTACACATGGCCTTTCTGTCTCAACCTTGGTAAGTCGCAGCCCTCTGGCTCCTTGAACTTTTCTCGTATCGATACCGCCAAGGTAAGTCTCCGTGGTGTTAGAGGTGGTAACATGTATCAACGTATGTACGCCGTCAACTATAACATTCTTCGTATCAAGAATGGTATGGCTGGTGTGGCTTTCGGTAATTAAATGTTACTCTATATAAACACCTATGTCGGCTAAATCGGCTAGAAATGCATTCAATAAAATGTCCGCAGGACCTACATTATACCTCGATACCAAGGGTCGTCGTATCAAAATGACGGGTCGAGGTGCTCTTTTCACGGAGAATTCTAACGGTCTCAGAAATTATCATCCAGTTGCGGCTTTTGTAAAGCCAGTTTCGGTTACTGGTACCAGAATGAACATCAACAATAAAAATGTCAAAACTGTTCCCAAATATATCCGTCCCAAGAGCAAGTTCATCGATCTTAACAACAGTAATAGCAACAACAACAACAACAGCAACAGGATAATGGTCCATTGTCGAGCGTGTAACAAGACGTATGATGGAAATGCTCAGTGTTGCCCCGATCTGAATCACGAACGCGTGAGAGTCCCCAAGTCCAAAACAAAAAAGTAATATCTTCCTCACGACCCCGAAAAATATTATCTATGTAAATAACAAATGGTACCTTTCATTATAGGCGGCGTCCTCACTGTTGCGGGTCTATACGCATATTTTGGAGAAAACCTTATATCTTCACATGAGGCGAAACGTCTCATCAAAGAGGGTAAAATTAAAAAGGTGATAGATGTTCGAACTGCTACAGAGTATCGTGCAGGACATTATCCAAGGGCACTCCATATTCCAGTTGATAAGATCAATGAAAAGACTACGACGGAACTCCCTAGACAGGGTCTACTCGTCTACTGCAACACTGGGCAACGGGCCAGATATGCAGCAGAGAAATTACAGAATCTCGGATTCGAAGATGTTTATTACATCGCCGGGCTTTACACCAATTTACTTTAATACCCGTTTCGTTTTTAGAAGACTTCCCAAACGTTCAGCTTCCCTCCGCATAAATATTGTGACTTGATCAACTTTACCATTTAGCATCACAAGACCACGTTGCTTCATGAGTGTTACGTTATTTACTCGTGTCAGATCTACGATGGACATCTTCGTATCTGGTGTCTTACTATGATGTATAGTTAGCACAGTCGCATCTCGCTTGATATCCCTCGGGAGTTCTTCACCTTCGTAACATATAACAATGTGTGCACCCGGGTACCCACTCGCGTGCATCCACCAATGATTGGGGTCACTCGTTTCTGTGAGCATGTCATTCTCCTTTGCATTCTGACCTACCCGTATAAGCACATTGCCCGATGCTATATATTCTAACATATACTATTTAAAAATATAATCCTTATATCTATAAATGCATGTTGTCTTCACACCCAGTCCATCAGTGGCCCATAAATATCGCGTAATTCTTCCGAATAAAAGGGTTATTGACTTTGGTGGTAAAAATGTACAGCATTATACTGATCATGGTAATCCACGTCTCATGCGTGCACATCTTCTTAGGAAGGGTGCTATCATTCCGAAGAAGTTACGGATCGAAACAAATCCCATTGGTATTCATCGTGGTATGCTCTCGATTAACGAGAGTGATGAAGAAGACTGGGAAGATTTCTTTAGACCCGATTATTGGGAAAGATGGTTACTATGTACTTATCCAGATGTAAACAAGGCTAAATTATTTATGACAATGAATAAAGGAATTCTTTTCATGCCACAACTTGAAGATTTTTGGTACTGTAATGATAAAAATATAGATATAATGTAATGAGTTGTATTATCGGTCATACGAAGCTCGAAAATAATGTAACAATCGAACCCATGGGGTGTAGACCAGTTAGCCCGGATGTGTGTAAATCTGGATTTATGGCACCAAGTGAAAGTATAACAAAACCTGTCAAATCGTTAGATCAGTGTTGTAAATGTCAACCCGATCAATCATGTGCATATTGTGTAGATCCATCGAATTGTACAGAGGAAGAAACGGAGAGATATATGGCAGATGAGGATGATGAATGTTTTTCTGAAGACACATCGTTATACGAATCGGTGCCACCAGAAGAACCCATGGAAGAATTTGTTCCCGAAGATGATGAGCAAGAAGTGGAAAGTACTCCTGTAGTATTTTACTTTGCTGGGATAGGTATATGTTTACTTTTCATGATACTCCTTTCATTGACCCGTTGATCCAAATCCACCCGAACCTCTATCCGTGTCCTCAACGATACTAATCTCTTCAATCGGTGGTGTCTCACATCTTTCTAATACGAGTTGAGCGACGCGATCACCCTTTTTAATCTCAAAATCTTTTTCTCCATGATTGAATAGAATGACTTTGACTTCACCTGTATAGTCCGGATCAATGACACCAGCCCCCACCTGGATCCCGTGTTTGGCCGCGAGACCTGATCGCGGTGCAACTCGTCCATATACCCCAGATGGTAGAACAATTGTGATCCCCGTGGAGACAAGCCCGCGTTCTGTCGAGCGAATAACACAATCCATATTGCTATAGAGATCATAACCAACAGAACCATCGGAGCCGCGAGTAGGAATAATAGAATCATAGGATAGCTTCTTAACACCAAGAGACATTATATTCTACAAACGATATTTATCCTTATATCCATTCATCCTTTACTCTTGATTCTTTTCAATATACTTCGCATCCATTTCCAAAGTGGATTCATCTGTTGAGGAGTATAAGTCATATAGTACTACAAGTTATTTTTACAAAATGGAAAACACTTTGTAAAAGTAACTAACTCTCCCAATCGGGATCGAACCGATGACCTCGCGATTAACAGTCGCACGCTCTAACCAACTGAGCTATGGGAGAAAAAGGGTCCTCTCTACCTGAATCGAACAGGTGACAAATGGAACTACAGTCCATTGCTCTACCAACTGAGCTAAGAGAGGGAAGCTCCCACCAAGACTTGAACTTGGGGTGGTGGATTCAAAGTCCACAGTGTTTACCAACTACACTATAGGAGCATACACTCCTCTAACCGGGATTGAACCGATGACCTCGCGATTAACAGTCGCACGCTCTAACCAGCTGAGCTATAGAGGAATATGGGATCCTTGACCCCTTGTATAGTACTCTGGCTAAATCTTTAAGCACTTCGGTTTCTTCTCAAATACCGTCTTCTCCTTAAGGTTCTGTAATTCCTTATTTTTCTTAATGTTGATACCTTGACAATCGTGTCGTTCAAGATGTGTACATCTGGGACAGAAGTTCCCTCGACAATACAAGCACTCTATAGGTACACCACACTTTTTCCTACAGAGATCACAAGGCATATCTATTATAGATGTATATTTTTTAACTAATTAAAAGAAAGACTGTAACATTAAAAAAGAAGAATGATGTTTCTGAAAGCTGTATGGGGTACTTTACAAGATATGGGACCATTTTACATCGAGAATGTATACGGATTGGGAAAGAGAATTTTATGGGATGCACCACAACGTTTCTATCTCGATATCGAATTAGAATATCTACGATTGAAACGTATTGCTGAACCAGATCCGGAACCGGAACCGGAACCGGAACGAAAGAAAATGATAAATACTCTCCTAAGTCGGTATTGGAGAATCTATATGTAACAATGTTTACACAAGACTTTGCACTCGCCTTTTGTCAGGCAACTTCCCCACTCTGTCCCGACGTTCAACGAGAGATCTGGAAATACTGTATCGAAACACCTGTATGCCCCCCGGCACCGACGAAATGTTCCAAGGTATCCTCAAACTTTTCAAACCAGAAAGTTTTACCGATAGTATGATCACAACTAATATCATCAAGGCTGTCAATCAATGTAATGAGATTCGGTATATCCAGTTGTCTGGAAATGCATATTCTGAACGTCGCGAACTCTTGGACATTCTTCTTATGAAGTGTAAGAAATTATTGTCCTTCGTGTTGAAGAGAGAACATAATAATGAAATATTCGATGATATAATGGATCTATATAATAAAGTGAGACTCGCAAAATATAAAAATGATGATATCACTCATCTCTATGAAGAATTTTGTTTGTATGAGATTAAATATAAAAATAAATCACAGTCATCAATGAACCTTAGCAACTTAGAGATTTAATACATAAATGAGTAATGGAATGCCCAGTATGTTACTGTGATACAAATCTTAATCATTTAGTATGTGGGCATCAATTATGTAGATCGTGTACAAAGAAGTGGCATACCACTTGTCCTATGTGTCGTGAATCACTCTGTTTCCATGGTATCATAGATCAAAAGAAACAGTGGAATCGTGAAAGATGTCACCAAGTATATGTAGATATAATGAATGAATTAATGACTGATTGTCCCGAGGAGTGTATTCCGTACCTACCTCATTGCTTATCTATCGTTCAAGAAAGATATACATTTGTAATGGATAATTATCCAGAGGTGAGTACCGATGGAATGGATATTATTTTGAGAAATGTATGGATCCCTCTAGAGACTGAACAGATATACTATCATGATATTCCAACCTATATACATTCTCTATTTGTGAATAGAACTGAACATGGAAACCTAAGTAGTATACGATATACGAAATGTTATATCGAAATGGATCTCTTCCATAAACTAATTGACCTTATAGATATGAACTCTGATAAGATCCCTGAGGGTGACTATCTGAAAATGTGTGACACTATAAAAGCATTACGGGAACAGGTTAAACCACCATCCTTTCTAGACCAAACCATCCCTATATGGGTGAGTGACGAAACATCACAAGGACCTCTGGTGTTTCACCCAACACACGACATTCAAAATGGACCCATTCCAGATGGGCAACCACGTGACTGGTTGGATGATGAACTACCATCTGACCCTGATACAGCTGCCCAACGAGATCGAGAACAATTTCATCAACGATGGAGAGAATGTCATGATGACGAAGAGCGTGAGAACCCGGGGTTGAATCAATTTTTACGTGAGTTACATGAAGAGTGGTCTGACCCAGTTGAACCAGGTGCATACTACCCCCCACCAAGACAGGGAATGCATCAAGATGTTGAAGTAAGCCTAAGTGAATAGAAATACTTGTAATGTTAAGAAAGAATGGAAGAACTCATGAGTCTCATCGATAAACACTCTCATCGAATACCCGAGGGTGATTACATTCATATGTGTCGAATAATGAAAGAAATGTATAAAACCAGGAATCAGTTACTTGTCAAACCCGATGTAGTTGGCGAAGATTTCATCATGACATCGGATGCCCTCAATAAATGCCACACATGGATCAGAAGTACAGAAGCTCTCCGTGATGCCTTCGAAGAACATAAGAAGGATCCAGAAGACAGGGTGAAATTGGGGATTTATAAACAAATTCGAGAAGCCTCTAAACTTTACTGGCGTGAACTTTGTCAAACCTATGGGTATGAGGAGCTCATGTGGTTTGTACACCATGGTACGAATGCCCAGAGAGACTTTAGATATTACACTCGGGTGTAGCACTTTTAAGCATGCGTCATTTCCATTCCTAAGTGGAGGTTAGAACTTATAATACTATATTATATAAAATGTCACTTGTTCCCATCAAGTTGATAACAAATATTTCAGTGAGAAATAAACTTCTCAAAATCAAAGATGAAACCCCTGAGATTGACAAGAATGATTACATCGAATCTCAGATTCTTACAAATAAGAAAGCCAGTAATCTCCTGGCTATAGAGGATGCTTCTGAAATTGCCAAATATTACCTCCATAAGAAGGGTAAGAATGGTGTTTTTGAGAGAATTGCTAAGGATATCAAGAAAGAATCGGGTAAAGACTTCCACTTTCTGTTCCGTAAAACTAGTTCGATGGAAAAAAGACCCATGACTGCTAAGGGTCGTAATGGTACGGACTACATTCTCATGGAACATTCGTTCGCAGATGGATCGGGTCATTATGGCATGTCCCGAGTCAATCATGATAATAAGACTGCGTTAATTTACGACTCGATGAAAAATGTAGATTCCGACTTTGAAAGCCCACTAAAGACCTTATTGGGTAACGGGTATAAGGTATCAAGTGGGACAATTCATGGATGTTACCCCCGTTTGAGGAACGCTTCCAGCACTGACTTAAATCCTCAACCCACGGGTGGATTTGTATCACAGTCATTTAACGATTTCAAGAATAAGAACTATGCCGGTGGTCGTGGAGGTGTTCCTAAGAAAAGTATGGAAGAAGCTTTTATGTTTCCCAATACGACGAACTTTCTCAACATCATTTCTGTTATATGGAGTCATTCCTCGCTCTAATGGTGAATCTTGAAATGGTGAAACCTGGCCCACAAGACCCTCGTGAACGACTTGAGTACGTGAAGAAGTTCATTTGGGGTGTGATTTATAAATACGTTCCTAAATCGAGTCGTGATACAGTTCATTGGACGTATTTTGAGAAACACTTCCCATATATCCTTGAGACTATGGATTCAGATGGTAAACGTCTACCAATGAGACGTGGTTATATCCAAGTTCCTCCTTTGAAGGGAACGGTCCAGTATAAATTGAAGAAGATGCGTACACGCACTGATATTGACCAATCATGGAGCCTTAAGAAAATTGTCGACTGGTCCAGGGGTGTTCGTAAATGGATTGTACCTAAGTAGAGGTAGAAAATTGTAATTATCATCTAAAAATCTGACAACATGGAAGACCTCCAAAACCTCATGGCATGCATCGACGAAATCGCCAGTCAGATCCCTGATGGTATCTATCTGAAGATGGCAGATCAAATGAAACGCGTTCATGACCACATGAACGGCAACAAACCGATCCACGAAGACACTTTCTATTACAGTGACGATGATTCGGAATTTGAAAGTGATGATGACAGTGACAGTGACTTCGAGGTTCCCACCGTTGAAAATCGACGGCTTCGAGAGCGAGAATACCAGAAGCTCAGAGATGAGATTTTTGGATTAGTGAAGCAGATGCACGCGGAGTACAAGGTTCTCGAGAAGTGGGACAAGGAGACGATACGCGATTGTACCCCCATCAAGCGTATGACTACGTGGCGAAAGGGTCAGGCTATCATGACCTGTGTGATAAGACCAATAAGTTCTGGACTCCCACCCGTGATAGTAGGGAACTTGTTTGTGGTTGCACCGATCAATTTGCCTTCTGGACCTGGAAGAATCTGGTGGAATACGGTATGAAGATGATCGTGTTTGAAATTGGAACCGAGGCTGAGAAGGCCTCCGCGTCACGTGGGTTCATCTGCCAGGACGATCTCTCCCTCAAAACACTCCAAAAACTTCCCGCGTTTGAAAAACAAATTTACGAGGAGTACAAGGAAGAGTGTCACAGGAAATGGAACTCGTGTGTTGAAGATGCCAAGAAGAAGGTCAAGGAGTCTGAGGAAAAGATGAATACGTTAGAGAAGGCGTGTATACAGAGAGAATATCAAATAGGTGGTTTCTTATGCGACCGTGAATGCCGTGATTACTGGGACCTTGATACATATGTATTCACGACCGGTCGGACAGTTCTTTAGAAAAATAGGACCTAAGTTTGTAACAATATATGTATTTTTCAAGAAAAAACATGGGATGTTCCCGAAGCCACCCACTCCCTCCCGGTATTTTCGTTGAAATGCCGTCACCACCCCTGGTTCGAAGTGATCCACCCCCTGAATGGTACGCGAATGCGGAAACAATCACCACGTCTAATGCTTTTGACGAGTGGACTAATAGGGAACTCAACGATGAAATCATGAGACTTCAGAAACGCGTCAAAGAACTTGAAACTGAAAAGATAAAAAAACGTACTCTGGCTTGGGATGATGACGATATCATGCACGACCCCGATGTGCGTAAAATGGTTCAAAATGGTGAGCACATCTGTCACATGTTTGATGCACCTTGTCAAGCATGTGAAGATGATGAGGAGGATGAGGAGGATTATGATGATGAAGTAAGGGTTTTGACTGAAGAAGAAGTTCAAAATGACCCTGAAATGACAAGAAGTGCTGCAATCCGACACGCAGGTCAGTTACGTGCTCACTTTTGTCAATCCTCACCAAGTAGGTCAATCTCTTTCTCGTAGGTTTGAGACATGAGTATAGTTTTTAGATCTCTTGTAAATGTTATATATTTTCTCGGTATATCTCCCCATAATCTTTCATTCCGTACAAAATTATCAACAGCTCCATCCTTCAAGAGAGGTTCAAGTAAAATCCAATTTGGTTCATTGTAGCGAATCTTTGTACACCCTCTCGCAAACTTTTTAGAATAAATGTACCACGCAGTTATGCTCCTGGTCAAATGTACGATACCCAGAAATAGCACCCATATAAGCGAGTGATGTATGTCCACCATTAAGAATTCTAATTTTTGTTTCTTCGTAGGGATCTAGTTTATCTGTTATAGTCACACCAACTTTTGTCAAATCTGGAAACTCTGAGGCAAACTTATTCTCTATGACCCATTGACTATATTCCTCTGTCTGTACGGCTGTTTGTCCATACCCTGGATAAATAGCGTCAACGGCATGACGTAGTGCATCCGTTGTTCGAGGTGTGATACGGTCAACCATGCATGATGGGAACTTTACATTTTCACGAATCCATAGTGCAAGTTCATATTGGTTTGTTTGATAGAGATAAGCTAAGAATTGTGTCTCAAGAACTATACCATTTTGACGGATATTATCACAAGACATGATCGTGACAGTGTTTTACGATTTCTAAGACACATGCGAGTACTCGAACAGTGGAGATCTGTGTGTATCACTCTCGTACGTATAGTGATGAGATGACACTCGGTACGTGAG